AACATTAACAAAAAACAAAAACAATTATTATGGCAAAATTTATTTCAATTCCATCAAGCGGTGCGGGAATCGCAGGTGGTGACATCCTAGTAGGTGCAGACTTAATAACAGGAGTAGTTCAAGCAAGTTCTACTACTGTAGTTATCTATTTAGCAGGAGGTGCTGGTGGAGATGTGTGTACAATTACTCACGGCACAGTTAGCAAACCTTCAGTAAGAGATGCAGTTAACTATGCATTAACAGCTAATCCTGGAGGCGTAAAAGCTAAAGTTAAACTTCCTTCTGGAATAGAAGTTTCAGGAGTAGTATTCGCTTAATGAAACCAAAAGGCTTAGGTGATAAAATAGAGTCTTTCACTAAGGCTACTGGAATTAAAAAAGTTGTTGACGCAGTGTCACAGGGTTTAAACATACCCTGTGGCTGCGAACAACGAAAAGAAACTCTTAATAAAATGTTCCCTGGAAAGTAATGGCTTTTAAAATTAATCCACCATACGTTATAGATAACACCCCAATTTACAATGTAGATTTAGAGGATGGTGTGTTAGGAAAAGCAGACAGAAACGGAAGTATTTTAATAAATAAAGATATTAAAGATCCAAAACAAATTGAAGACGTTGTCAATCATGAAAAAATTCATATTGATCAAATGAAACGAGGAGATTTGGATTATGACGATAACAATGTTTACTGGAGAGGTAAACGTTATTCAAGAAAAACAATGGAGGAAGGTGCTAAAAACCTACCTTGGGAAAAAGAAGCTTATGCCAGATCCTAAAAAAAAGTTTAAAGATACAACAGTAGGTAAACTATTGTTTGGTGCCGCATCATTAGTTAACCCTGCGTTGGGCAGTGTGCTAAGTGGTGTAACTTCACCTGCTGAAGCTATTGCTGCTATCGGTAAATCTGACGTAAGTGGTGAAGACAAAATAAAATTACAACAGCTTATATTTGAACAACAGAATAAAGAAATGGAAGCTGTTACATCAAGATGGCAAGCTGATTCAATATCAGATTCATGGCTTTCTAAAAACGTACGCCCATTAGTTTTAGTGTGGTGTATTGTTATATTCTCACTAGCTGGAATATTAGATAGCGTGGAATCAATACCATTTAACATAGGTGTTACATGGAACGATACATTTGAAAAAGTAATGATGGCTGTTGTTTTAGCATATTTTGGCGGACGCACAACTGAAAAAGCTACAAGTTTATTTAAAAAATAAATAAAACCTGTAACTATATTAATAAATAAATAACTAAGTTAAATTAAATTAAATTAAAAATGGAAATTAAAAAAGACCAATTAGAAAAAATCCAAGGATTTCAAAAAGACTTAAACAAGTTGTTAAACGAAGTAGGATTTTTAGAAGCCCAAAAAACCGCGGTATTATCTAAGTTTCACGAAGTAAACAAAGAAACTGAAGACTTTAAAAAAGAACTTGAAGAAGAGTACGGATCGATTAACATTAATCTTGAAGACGGTACTTACACTCCTATCGAAAAAGAAGAAGACAAAAAGGAGTAATGTCATCTGTTATTAGAAAGATCAGTATAGGATCTGATTACAAAACAGATGCTATGCATTATTCTTTGACTCAGTCGGTATATGGAGGTCACACTATATCTCATATACTCTTTGATTCAAAAGATAATTCTTATAACATTTACATTAAAAAGAACAGCGAAGTATTGCCGTGGAAGAAGTTTAATTCTAACATGGCAATATCCGTTGAATATGATTTAGAATACTAATGAAAAGTATATTTGATTTTATTGTTGAGCCCTACGGCCAGCGATATAATAATGAAGTTAAAGTAGGTGACAAAAGCCTTATAATTAACACTCAATCAGAAAGTTTTAAATCAGTAAATAATATAGCTAAAGTTATAGCAGTACCAAAAGCATTTAAAACACCTATTAAAAAAGGTGATTTAATTATGATACATCATAATGTGTTTAGAAGATTTTATGATATAAGAGGTGAAGAAAAAAACAGTAGATCATATTTTAAAGATGGTTTATATTTTGTTCAATTAAATCAAATATATTTATATAAATCTAAAGACAGATGGCAAGCTTTTGGTGATAGATGCTTTATAAGTCCAATTCATAACAATGATGATATAGACGCTAATTTAGAAGAACGCCTTGTTGGTATATTAAAATATGGTAATAGTTCATTAGAAGCGTTAAAAATCAATGAGGGAGACCTTGTGGGTTATTCACCGTTTGGTGAGTTTGATTTTGTAGTTGATGGCAAGCGTCTTTATTGTATGAAATCAAATGATATTGTAATTAAGTATGAACGTCAAGGAAACGAAACAGAATATAATCCTAGCTGGGCACAAAGCGGTTGAGGAACTTATTAAGGTAGCAAAAGAAGCTATAGTTGATTCTGATGATGATATATCAGCTGATAGATTAAAAAATGCTGCTGCAACTAAAAAGTTAGCTATATTTGACGCTTTTGAAATACTTAATCGTATTAAAGAAGAAGAAGATATGTTAAACGAAAAACCAAAAGAAGAAGTTCAAGCTAAAGCTTTTGGAGGTTTTGCAGAAAGAAGATCTAAGTAATGTATAAGCAAACTTTATATAAAGTAATTGATCATATAAAACCACATGTAATAAAAAGATTGAATAAATCTAAAAAGTGGAAATATGGTTATAATAAAGAATATGATGTTATTGTTATATCTAACACAGGTCAAATAGGTGAAGTATACGAAATACAAAATTTAAAAATAGCACTACCAAAAGAGAAAGATGTTAACAAGGATTATGACAAGTGGCAAGTACACGAATATCCTAAAACATTAAAAAAGATTAAAACAATATTCGACTGGAAACAATATCCAGATGATTTCAAAGAAAAATGGTATGCGTATATTGATAGAGAATTTGCTAGGCGCCACGAAGGCTATTGGTTTACTAATAAAGGTAAAGCTACTTATATTACTGGTACTCATTACATGTACCTGCAGTGGTCCAAGATTGATGTTGGGCAAGCAGATTTTAGGGAAGCAAACAGATTATTCTATATATTCTGGGAAGCTTGTAAAGCAGATACAAGATGTTACGGAATGTGCTACCTCAAAAACAGACGGTCTGGTTTTTCATTCATGGCATCCGGCGAAACTGTCAACCTTGCCACTATCTCTAGTGATGCTAGATACGGTGTCTTATCAAAGTCTGGGGCTGATGCAAAGAAAATGTTTACCGATAAAATCGTACCAATTTCAGTCAACTACCCTTTCTTCTTCAAGCCGATTCAAGACGGTATGGATCGACCAAAAACAGAACTTGCATACAGAGTTCCTGCTAGTAGATTTACAAGACGTAAACTAGATAGTAACGAACAACTAGAAGAGTTAGAAGGATTAGATACAACTATTGACTGGAAAAATACAGGAGATAATAGTTATGATGGTGAAAAATTAAAACTACTTGTACACGATGAATCTGGTAAGTGGGAAAAACCTGACAACATATTAAACAACTGGAGGGTTACAAAAACCTGTTTGCGATTAGGTTCTAGAATTATAGGTAAATGTATGATGGGCTCAACGTCAAATGCTTTAGATAAAGGCGGTAGAAACTATAAAAAATTATATGATGATTCAGACGTTACCAGAAGAAACCGCAACGGGCAGACTAGCTCGGGATTATATAGCTTGTTCATTCCTATGGAATGGAACTACGAAGGATACATTGATTCTTATGGGCTACCTGTCTTCGAGACACCCAAAGAAAAAAAGGAAGGACCTGATGGCTTCCCGATTGAAATAGGTGTAATAGAACACTGGGAAAATGAAGTAGATGGCCTTAAGAATGATCCTGATGCACTTAATGAATTGTATAGACAGTTTCCACGTACAGAGAAACATGCATTCAGAGATGAAACAAAACAATCACTTTTTAATCTTACAAAAATCTATGAACAAATAGATTATAATGAAGATTTAAAACACTCAAATGTAGTTACACAAGGTAATTTTCAATGGGAAGGTGGGATTAAAGATACAAGCGTTATGTTTGTTCCAAGTAATCAAGGTAGATTTTATGTTTCATGGGTTCCAAATAAAGATCAACAAAATAGAGTTCTTGTTAAAAATGGTAGAAAGTTTCCTGGTAATGAACACATGGGGGCTTTTGGATGTGATAGTTATGATATATCAGGAACTGTTGATGGAAGAGGATCAAAAGGATCGCTACATGGATTAACTAAGTTTAGCATGGAAGATGCTCCACCTAATTTATTGTTTTTAGAATATATAGCTAGACCTCAAACTGCTGAAATATTTTTTGAAGATGTACTTATGGCTTGCGTATTTTATGGTATGCCAATACTTGCAGAAAATAATAAACCTAGATTATTATATCATTTTAAAAGAAGAGGTTATAGAGGTTATTCTATGAACAGGCCA